TGAAATTGGAGCATGGGTTCTGTCGATGATTAAACTGCTTAAGACAGGGTTCATTGATACTTGATACAATATACATGCAACTACATGTGTATCAGGTACTTTAGGTTGTTCCATTTGGACTATGCGCTCAACATCGCTCATGACTGGTTTGGCTACATGAGCTAACCTGCCACGAACTGAGACTAAGATTTTATCTTTTATAGTCGCGCTAGTATTTTCTAAAATATTAGCAAAAGAATGGACTACCTCAGGATGTACGTCAATAGTCATCGATTTTATGTAGACGATATTTCCATACTGCATTCGTCTGTGTCGTAATCGAAAACCGGTCAATAGTGCACCTAACGGTGTATACACATTGCGGATGTGTTGAAAGTAAATAATGCGGCGGTCTGGAGATACGTATTTCTGCTCGATCAAATAAAAAGAGCTATAAAAAGGTATCCCCCAAAAACAATGGTCGACGACGCAATGATCACTTTCAAAATCCCATATCGGGTGTACATAATTAGCACCCCCCGTAATGTGCATTTCTATTAACGAGCCTTCGATAACGCGGTAGGTACCATTAGTAGTAGTACCCGCCACGTTAGTCGGCACAAAGGTATACAGTATGAGATTATTACCTTTAAGATATTTTCGAATATCTACATAATAATCAACATCACACATTTCTACAATGTGCTTACCAGTCAAGTTGTCATGCTGATAATGTTGCTGTAAATCCTTGGCGTGATGATATTCACGCACCCCATCAATCCCATCTTGCTGTTCTAATTTACTCATGGATACTGAATATTTAGTGTATCCGGTAATAGCAATAAAACGGTTCATTAACTCGTTTGCTACGCTTCGCTCATACCAAGCTTGCGGATGGGAATGCCCTTTTAACTCCTGTTCGAGCATATTAACTGATGTCCGACGAAATAACGATCTAAAATCATACGATTGTTCAGAACTCAACAAGTCTATTAATCGCGAGTAATACCCAATGCCAATGAACTGGCGGGTCCTCTCAGCGACCTCGTAATGATTATTCACCATAAAATGTATGGCGGAATACGTTTTTCGTGCGCTCTTGTATAGTACATATCCCATGACTATACCTGCAGATATTTGGACAGTTCTCCTGACTATCACTTTATCCGTGTATTCTTTCACAGCCAATCGGTGTATATGAATGGCATTCCTGTGAATGAATCTTAAAACATTTATGAAATAAGACCTCTTATCTTCCGCATAGCGCATTTGCCCTAAGCGACGATATGACAATGTGTCGTCATACAGTGTAAACATTTTGTAAAATTTATTTTATATAACC